TGACAGTTACAACAAGAGACACATACTGTCACCGTTCCGGAATAGAAGACTATTCCTCTTTTTTAGAGGAAGATTTAGACCCCTTCGGGGTCTCGCCCTTCACCTCGGGCGTAGCGGCCTGAGAGGCCGCTGGTTGAGATTGGGCAGGCTGGCTGGGGGCTGGGGCCTGCTTGAGGAGTTTATAACGCTCTAATTGCTCCCTAGTGAGCTTATTGACGTTTGTAGGATCGTTATTGAGTTCGAGACGAAGTTCGGCGGGGAGAGTGTTAAACGCTTCTTGGGCGCGTTGCACAATAGAATAGGCCTCACAGACATCTGGAATCTCAGAGAAGTCGCCATAATTGGCGACGCCACGCGCAAAGCGCGAGGGAGCAATGCCGCGTGCGGCATTTTTGACGATGCGGTTCATATCGCACTCGTCTTTGAATTGCTGCTGGGTGACAGCGCCTTCGGGCGTCGGGAAATGGGAATTGGTGACGCGCATCCGGTGGAAGCGGTCGCGGACAAGAGTAGGTTTCTCGGAAGACGATTTAGTGTTTGCCATTATTCGACCTCAAGGCCTTTGCGGCCAGCTTTTAGGAGTTCGCGGGTTTCACGCCGGGAACCGGCGCGGATAGTTGGAGGACGGACGTTGTTCATGAGCGAACCACGCCGGGAAAGAGCAGCAGCGGACGAAGCGGCGGCGCCGATACCGTCGTTTACTGTTTTTAGGATTTTCTCGGCCTTCTGAAAGTCTCGATCGAGAGCAGACTTTTCGATGGCGCGAGGAGTGTCGGCCTTCTCACGTTCGGTGCGAAGACGTTCCTGTTTAGCGGCCTCCTCGGCCTGGTCGCGTTCCGCGTTTTTGATATAGCGCCCAGAAAATTCCTGGTGCGCTTTAGATTTCGCCGAAGAAATCGTGTCGGGTTCAGTTTGGATAGCGACACGAGCTTCGGACAGTTTTTTTGCGACTTCAGCGGACTGAATCGCGAGGTTTGATTCGGTCTGCGCAACGGCAAGACCGGAATTCATCGCATCGCGAATGACAGAGCCTGTTTGGTCAGTAGGAGCCACGGAAGTGGAGGAAGCGCCGCCCGGAGCGGAAGCGCCGGATCCGGAGACGCCGAGAATACGGTTCAGACCGGCGGCTTCGAGATCTTTAGCTTCGCGCTGATGGGCGGAGTTGGACATCCTTTCTTGGAAGGCCATTTGCTCACGCGCCATAGCCGCATTGTGAGCGTTGGTCTCACGCTGCATTTTCTGGTTTTTGTTCGCCTGATAGATGCCGCCGGCGGAAGAGATCCCGCCGGCGACGACGCCTGCTGTTAATGGGTCCATGGATAGGTAGCCCTCATAGTGTTCCAGTCCTTATAGCCGAAAGCCTTAGAAAGGCGGTCATAGGTATGACCAAGCTTCTCATCGGGAAGCTTGGCCGCCTTAACCATCGCTTTAAATTCAAGCAGCGTCATAGTTTGGAAAGTCCAGGGATAGAGTCCGTCGGCATAGGACGCGTGTGTTTGAGTTTGTTGTACGTGTCCATGATGAATTGAGGCTCAGCTGGGACCGCGATAATGCGGTCAATGGGAGGATCCTCAGGGATGATCGACGCAATGGTAGGGAGAACGTCGAAGTCTAGAGCAAGATGCCAAGCATCGAGCGGGGCGGTCGCATTGGAGCGGAATTTCCCGGTGACGTAAGACGGTTTGTAGCGGTACTCAGCGTAGCGCTCCTGGTAGCCGAAGACGGCATTGTGCTGCGTCGGGGTGCCAGCGAGATAGATTTCCTTGTTGAGAACGGTCTGTTCTCCAAGGTGAGCAAGAGTAGGCCAGTAGAAGTCGTAGCGTGTGCGACGATTCCACATCCGGTTGATACCCTGCTGATAGGTCGTGTCGGCACGAACGGAAACGATACCGATAACGTGCCCGTGTTCCACGAACGAGTGAACGAAGCCGGGGGTGCCCGAAGCGGTAGCGAAGGCAGCAAGGTTACCTTGCGGAGAATTTACATCCGTCTCGGAGGTTTGGGCGATGGGATTAACGTTGATAGGGAGGGTACCGCCACCAAGATATTCGGGCCGTTGTAGACGAAAGTCAGGAGAGACAACGCCGAAGTGGGAGAGGAGAATTTCGATGTAACGGGTACCGCCACGGGCGTCCCTTTCGAAGAGTTGTTGAAGGGTGATCGCTTCGCGGAGTTCGTTAATGGTCGCGGCGGTCGCCTCAGAAAGATCGGCAAAGATGCCCGGTCCACCGCCGACGCCACCGCCGTCGATTGCGAAGCGGTTATCGCCACCTGCGGCCCAATTCACCTCGGCATAGACACCGGAAATGGTGGTGCCGTCGGACTGAATATAGCTAGTCGAAGGGCCGTTCGGGTAGGTGCCGTTTGCCTTACCGATACCGAGAACAGGAGCAACGGAACCCAGAGGGAGAGAAACGGCAGGACCTTTCTGGGGCCATGGGAGCGCGGACGTGAAGTAGTCCTTTCGGCGGCCACGGCGGAGGACGGTATAGGCCTCGGTGTCAGGACCGTCGTCGGTAGGAACAGCCACGGAGTCCTGGAGATTCTCATCTCGGTACCAGTCGTTCCAGATGAGGTTGTAGGCGCGCAAAGGGAGCGCCTGAGGCATGTCAGCCTGTGGGAGAGAGGGGTGCTTCGTAGGAAGCCCCATGTAGTCGTAGATCGAAAGCTCGGTAAAGCCAGCAGAATGAGTAGTGGCATCGAGCTGAGGGAGTAAGTAGTCGGTTGAGTCGTCTGGGTTGTCTTGGGCACCGTTGAAGCGTTCCCAGTTTTCCCAGACTAACCGGTTAGGGACGAAGAAGAAGTGAACGTCGAGAAAGACGTTATCCATGTAAGGAAAGATAGGGGTCGCAAGGCGAGCCAGGATAGAGGACCTGAGATTCATGGTGTCGCCAGGTAGAACCTCGTCGACAAAGTAAGGAATCAGGAGTCCAGAGTCGAAGGTAGTTTTGTGACCGAAGGAGCGGTCGAAGGTAGAGCGTTGAATATTAGCCGAGGGGACTCGGGAGAAGTGAGATTGGGAGTGAGAGCCAGCAGAGTTACGAGACATTAGTGCTCCAAATAGAAAGGGCCAGGGAAGCATCCCTGGCCCGGTTGATTAGGAAGTTGCAGAGGCTGGCTGAGAGAACATCGGAGTGGGAGCCGATTGTTTTTTGAAGTCAGCGGCAGAGCCTAGGTCAGAAGGACGTTCGAGAACGTCGAGAACGCCGGTGATAGGATCGAAGTCGGCGAGATGGTAGATACGGAAATCGTTTGGGAAGCGGGAAATCATAGAATCCCCTTCGTTAGAAACGATTTCAAAGTTGCGGAGAGCGTCCGCGGTAGAGGGAGAGATCGTCGGACGGAGATAGGTCTGGGCTTTCATGTCGCGAATGGCAAAGAGCTTCATTACAGTATTCCTCGAATTAGAGTCGCGTCCGTGACGAGTTGACGAACCTCACCTTCCCGGGAGGATTCGGTAAAATGGTCCAATAACTGGGACCTGTTTACAAGACTTTCTTGCGCCTCTTGGCGCGCTTTTTTGATTTGTGCGTAGAGTGACGGGTCCACTTTTTCAAGGACCCGGTCGAAGTAGGGCGGCGGGATGAACGCGCCACGACCTGGGAGTACGACGTGGTCGGCGGGATAGATATCGCTAAGCCATGTTTGAGCGTGGCCTTTTCCAAGTCCGTTAGACCCTCGCTGAAACTCGGGGATGCGATCTCCGTAATGAGCCTGCGCATCTTTTCCCGAAACTTTTTTAAGGACGTAACGGGCCACGTATGCAGCTGTTTCGAAATTAAATTCCGAGAAACGGTGGAGTCCATGTTCCCAAACAGCGGAGATATCGCGATGAGTGAACTGGCGATCTCCTGAGCGAGAAGGCTCTTCTTCAGTTCTTTCATCGTCATCGCCGTAGACGCTGAAAGGTCCGTATACAATAGCGTGGTAGTGCGGGCGGGAAGTTTGATCGCCGTATTCGCCGCACGCGAAGTACTTAATTTTTTCTTTGCCATAGTGATCCATGCGTGCCCGTAGGCGTTTGAAGAAGGTTGAAAGATGGTCCTTATTTAAGGACCCATTTTTAGGTACGTGGTCATCATCATAGGTAAGGGTCAGGAAGCAAGCCTTTTCATGGCTATTTGCTTCCAAAAGCAGACGGGTTGCCCATTGTCTGGATCGCTCCAGACGGCACCCGATGCACTGACGGCAAGGCATTAATTTCAATTTAGACACATTTATCGATCCGCGAAAAGCGGTCGATAAAAGCACCTGGGAGGCCTTCCCGATAAATTTGTAGGGGGTCTTCCCGTTGCGAGTAAGACCAGGCTGCGGTAAAGCAGCCATGTGATGGAAGCAGGGCAAAGTGTTTCCGATCCAGGGGGCCCCCGTTAGGGGGCCCCTTTTTTTTTTGAAGAAATCTTTAGAGCCGGATTCCGCCGCGGGACGACGAACGGGTAAAGTTCTTCTTGTGAGTTTTTGCACCGCGTCGGAAATTTGAACGCGATGCTTTACTTGACAGTTTTCGTCTTTTCATAGGGCCTCCTTGGTCCAGTTATTCGGCATGACGCAAACTTTTATGTCAATGGTGACAGTTACAACAAGGCGGGTAACTGTCACAGGCGACCTATTCGGTCGGTTTTGGGGCCTTAGGATCGGCCTGCCCGGCCTTAGATCGGGCAGGAGCCTTCGGCTCCTCAGCTGGCGAGGGTGGTAGCACCTCGGGGTCCGAAGTGGGCGCCACGGGCTTGCCAAGGCCGTAATACTTGATTTGCTCCTCGGTAAGCTCGTCGATGCGGGTGAAATCGTTGCCAAGTTCGAGACGAAGTCTGGCGGGGAGAGTCATGAACGCCTGTTTGGCGTCGTTGATTTTGTTTAGCGCCTGCGTCATGTCCGGGACCTCAGAAAAGTCGCCTTAGCGATGGGCGTTAGTAT